GCTCTCATCTTGGATGCAGACATTCCTTCTACACCCTCTGCGTCTGGATCTCTTGCACCAGCAGAAACAACCTTGATAGATTCAAAGTCATACATACCGTGACGTGCTTGAACTCCATTGTAACGATCCAATAATTTCTGAAACTCTGGAACTCGATCAGAACCAACTACCATAATTAGATTACGAACACCCTTATTGTAAAGTGAAGTTGCAATATCAATTGCAGTTCTCTCTGCAGCCGCAACAATATTCTTTGCATGTTTTGGGAACATCTTCCTCATGTATGCAATCTTCAAAGTCTGAGGTAATGGATCTTTCTTTGCGTTTTGAGAATGCGATGGATACACATAATATGGAGCACTGTTACTTTTTGCAACAGACGCAACTTTTGTAATTAACTTTTCGTGACCAATCGTTGGTGGATTAAATCTACCAAAAGTAAATACTGCGGTATCTCCAGATGCTTCTCTTAATTCAGAAAATTTTTTCATTATTTGCTTTCCTCAGCTTTTCTCTGTCTAAGTGTTCTCAATCTTTGAATCTCTTTTTGTTTTACAACTCGTTGCAATCTCTTTGCAACTTTCTTCAACATCGCACCACGTTTTGCAAGGATACGATTGTCAATCATTGTTCTTTGCATTGGGTTTAATTGTTTGTACTCACTTGGTTCTAAACCCGAAAACTTAGAAATAATTCTTTGTTTTGCTTGTTTGAATGCACGTTGTTTAATCATTTCGTTATTTGCAAGACGCATTCTTTTTCTTGCAAGTTTTGCTTGGAACGCTGGAGATCGTGTCATACGTCTCATGCGAATTGCCTGTTTACGACGTTGTGCATAATTAACAGCAACACGTTCTGACAATTCCCCCATAAGTTCCTTAAACGTCTTCATCTATCCCAAGCCTTAATTGCAGTAAAGTTATTATAACTGAATTCCATTCTGTCTACAAGTTTAACCGCACCACCAGATATTCTATCGATTGCAACGTAACCTTCAGCATCGGTTACCTTGAATCCATTCTTTGTTCTGATGAACGTTCCAATTTGTCTAACAGTATTTAGTTTCCCCACAATCTCCATTTTTGCGTCCACAATGTAACCTTGGAATGCAAGAATGTTGCCTAGGTTAGTAACATGTTTCTTTAGTTCACGAAGCATTTCTTTTTTAAGATTCTCCGTTTCCTGTTTCTTTGCTGGTGTTTTATACTTGTCTATCTGTTTGTCATATGCAGAAGATACCCAATCAAGATACCCCTTGGCATGTCCATAAGGATCTTTAATCTTTTCACCAGTACGAACCTTAGAGTTGTTATACGTCTTCAGTGTTGCAGATACATTCTTACTTTCCAGTGAACTCTGTATATTTAAAAATTGTTTCAACATAGCAGAGTTTATCTTTCTGAATGTTTTGCCTGCGTTAGATAGATGTTTTGATACCAAAGCAGTTTCGTCTGAAGTCATTGTTGCTTTACCAGACACATCTTTGTATGTCGCATCGTCCATCCAAACACTGGATGTTTTCTTTAGTGATGATATGTTTGCACCAAACGAAGCCTTCATGTCTGGTAATGATTTGCCAGTATATGTCGTGTGCCATACTACACCAACCTTTGCAACACGAATCTTTCTACCAAGGTCAGAGTCTACTGGAACTGCATACACAATAGTATTTGGTTGGAATGTGTAGTACTTAACACCGTCTATTGTATCTGTCTCTAAGTCAGTGAACATTAAGTCACCCTGTAAGACACCATTAATACCTAACTTTGCAAACTCTTTCAATGCCACCTTAAACTTTGCATTGAGATCACCAGATAAGTCTGCATCAATCTCTGCATTACTCTTGTAGAGTTTAGGATTAACATTGAATACAGATTTCTTTGCAACAAAGAACTTACCATCAGATGGATCTATACCAGCAAAGATTGCAGGCGCACCATCCCACTTCACTGTCATGTTGATTGATGACCGTGACGCACCAGCTAACATATCTCGCAACGACTGAACAAAGTTTATGGAAGCACGTCCACCCTCAATACCATAGTTGAGAATCTCATCCTCAATATGCTCTAGGTGTAAGTTCTTACCACCTTTGTCTTCGGTTAAGTATGAATTAAACTGAATCATTTTGCGTTAGGGTTTGGTTTGTAATCACACATTATGTGTGATGGATATAGTCCACCTTGTTTGTTCCGTATATTAACTTTGAAGATATACCTCTTAGTTACAACCTCAATGTCAACACGTTTTGCAGAACCAACTTTAGGATAAAGTACTTTAACACTCGATACCTTTGCAGAGTCCATCATCTTACGACGATCCATTTTAAAGTACTCAACTTTTTTACCCTTCTTGTGAACCATATGATAACCGTACCCAACGCCAGTAACCAACAGTTGAAGAAGAGCTCTCATGTTAACTTTTCTGGTGACATCAACAATTTCTTTTTTACCCTTAGATGATGTCGCTTTGTCATATCCCTCAAAGATATCAATAAATCTGTTTTCATCAATACCAAACATACCCAATAATTGCTTTGCACGTTTGTCTGTAAACTTACCCTTTTTAAATTGGTCTTCAGTAAATATTGTTGCAACACCAGCATTAAAGAATGTGACTGTACCACCAAATTTAAGGGACAGGTAGTATGGTTCTCCATCACCATACACTGTAACATCGGTAATCAAATTGCCAATCTGCAAATCTCTACCTTTAATCAATGCACCAATCTCAGTGAATACTAAAGGTCTTCGTGTGTTTGCTCCACCCTCTAATCTAACCTGAATGTCTGTATGTTTGGAAAGAATAGTGTCATGCAACTCTTTCATGAATTCTGGGTATTTGAAATTTGGGGAATCTATTCCCTCTGCAATATAGGTTTCAATATCTTTTGTAACTTGCCCTTCAAATCCAAAACCTTGACTCTTTGATCCAGTACCACCCCTAGATCCATTACCAGCAGTAATCTTGAATCCATACTTGGCAGACAACGCTGGAAGATTTAGATCATCTGCAACTGAACGGACAACTTTAATACCCTTTTCTTTTTTACTTTTAGAAATTGCAATAGGATCGGCAACGCCAGATTGCGTTACGATATCAGTAAACAATGCTTTGAGGTTTTCTTTATCGTGAGGAATGTCTAACTCATCTATCTCACCAGCAGATAGAGGGATGACATCATAAGCCTCAGACATATAAATCTGTTTAAAACTCTTCATAGACACATTTTCCATTTAAACAAAAAGGTTACTGATACTATTTATAATACCAGCAACCCCTAAAAGTGTCAAGATGTTATTAAAACTTAATGTCTGAGAACTTATTGTAGTTAGGTTTACTCTTGTCAAATAAAGGTTTATCGTCCTCTTGTTGACCAGAATCGGTAAGATCCTCTTGTGCTTCCTGTTCTACATCATATAACTTCATTCTTGCACGATCAATACCTACAATGAAACGTTTATTCATACTAGGATCATTGTATCGATTCTTCAACTGTTTCACCATTATCTGATTTAAGTCTTCAAGTTCCTCTGTCGATATGAGAGCAAACATGAGGTCAGCTGTAGCAGGCAAACCAAAACTCTCCGACGTATCTTCCAAACCAATGTCACTATTGGAGTACCCACCACGAGTTGTCTGTGTTGCCGACATAATAGGTACATTGTTTTCAACTGCAAACCCTCTAAGTTCTTCGGCAATCGCCTTGATGTAAAAGTATGAACCGACATTTGCATTCCCCTTAAATCTAGATGATGCACATATATTTAAGTAATCAATGAATATAATGTCTGGGTTGAAAGACTTCTTCAATGCAAGTTCTTTAACCAATGCACGGAAGTGACCAGTGTGTGCAGATGCAGTTGGGTATTCTTTGATAATAAGTTTACCACTAGTCTTACCCTGTATCTTACTCAACTTATCAGAAAACATTTTCTTTGGTAACTCATGCAAGTCATCCATAGTAATGTTCATAAGGTTTGCATCGATACGTTCTGCAATACGTTCCTCAGCCATCTCCAAAGTAATGTATAGAACATTCTTACCTTGCATTAAACATGAAGCTGCAACATGACACATAAACAAAGATTTACCAACACCAGTACCAGCAAGTGCAATGTTTAATGTTTTTGGTGGAAGTCCACCCTTAGTGATACGATTGAAATACTCAAGATCAAACTCAATCTTTTCTTCAACCTTGTGATAGAACTCAAATCGTTCCTCACCATTATCAACATAGTCGTGACCAACGTGTTGATCGAATGCAACAGATAATGCTTCAGTCAGAATACTGGGTATTGCTTCTGGTGTTTGTTTATCATCTTTACCTTCGATAATCTGAATACCAGATACAATCGCATTGTATACTGCACGATCCTTACAAAACTTTTCAGTGGTATCCAACAACCACTGCATATCAACTTCTGCATTCGATAGAGTATCTACAATCTCCAATACCTTCTTAAATGCTTCTTCGGATAAGTCTTTTCTCTTATCCAATTCGATAGAGAGTGCTTCTTTGGTTGGTCTGTTGTTATACTTTTCTACGAACTTGTTGATCTCTTCAAAAACAACACGTT